GTCCTCGGCAGCAGCCACCGTCAGGTAGCTCGTGGCAGCGGTGCCACCGACGGTGGCGTCGAACGCGAGCGTCATCGGGGGTTACTTGCCCTTGACCGGCTCGAAGCGCTCCGGGTAGAGGTCGGCCAGCTTGGTGCTGATCGTGATCTCGCGGCCGTCTGGCGTGCCGTCAGGGTTGGTGACCTTGACACGAACTGGCTCGCCTCCCGGTGCGACCTTCGTGGTGAGCTCGACCGCGACCGGGATGTTGCGCCCCATCGCGTCCTTGCCCTGCACGTTGATCTTGCCCATCGAGACCTCGGTGCTCACTTGGAGCCCTTCTCTCCGTAGGACTCTTCTGCCGTGATGGCAGGCTCGATCGGGGCGGGCTCGCCGGCCGTGCCGAGGTTCTCGCCCGCGCGGCGCTGCGAGCCGGCCACGGTGTAGTCCTCGTTCGGGCGGGGATCGACCTTGGTGCCGCGGAAACCCTGATCGGTCTCGGCATCGACCTTGTCCTGGACCTGCTGCGCCCCGCCGTCTGCGGCAGCGCTGGCCTTCTTCTCAGTCATCGTTCATACGTCCTTTCGAGTAGCCATTCGCGGATGGGCTTCCAGTTGTCGCGCAGCGTCTGCGCCGCTGTGGCGGATCCGGCGAGGCGCCGGGCACGGGCGTACAGGTTGAGCTGGCCCTGCGCGATGGCCGCCCGGTACGCTCGAGCCCGGTCCTCGTCGATGGCCGACATTTGAGCTACAGCGCCGTGGTCGAGCGGGCGATGTCCACTTCGATGACGCCGCCCGGATCTGCGAGACCCGTGCCGACGGCAACCGAGTTGACGGCGAGCGCGTCGCCAGCCGCCAGCACGAGGTTCGCCGGGGTGCCCGAGAGCGTGATGGCCGTGTCGGTGTCAGCGACCGCGTTGACGGCCGAGTCGAACTGCTTGCTGGCGGCCACGGTGGTGCCGGTGCCCGCTGCGCCGCGGTTGTGCAGGTCGATGCGCCGGGTGTTGGTGTTGGCGCCGGTGATCGCCGCCGCGGCGAAGTAGCGAACTGCGGTGACCGTGCCGGCGAAGGGCGCATCGCCAACCGGGGTCAGCGTCGTGACGGCGGTCGCCGACGCCGGCACGGTCGCGCGTACCGTCTGTGTGAAGGGAACCATGTCATCTCCTACGGGGTGCGAAGGACGCCGAACGGCCAGCGGTTGGCCTCGGTCGGCTGGTCGAAGCTGATGGCGTTCGGCACGACGAAGGCGAACCGGGCGACGACGCGCAGCGCGACCATGTCCTGCTGCGCGAGGTTGAACTGGATCGCGCCGCTGGCGTCCTGGATGACCGCCTGATCGAGCACCTTGTAGGTGAGGTCCTGGCGGACGCCGATGATGCCCTGGCTGAAGTCGCCGGCGAAGAGCTCGGTGGCACCCGAGCCGGTGGGCCACAGGGCCCGCATCGGGTAGGCCACGTCCATGCCGTCGATCGAGTTCGGGGTGACCTCGGTCAGCCGGGTGCCAAGCGTGCTGCGGGCCTGCCGCAGTCGGCCCTTGACGGACACGTTGGCCACAAAGCCGCTGACGTCGTACCCGTCGGCCTCGATGGTGCCTTCGAGGTCAGAGATGTCACCGGCGATACCACCGGCAGCAGCGGCGTTGGTGGTGCGAGTGACGGTGTTGCCCGCCGCGATCGCCGTCGTGGCGAGGTCAGACGGGAAGCTGGCCGGCTTGTTGGTGCCAAAGAAGATCGCGGCGTCGAGCGTGCGCCCGATCGTCTCCACGAGCAGCGGCTGGATCGCCGTCCAGATGTCGAAGCCCGCGTCGTCGAGGACGGCCTCGGGGATCGGCACGATGCACGCCAGTTCCTCGGCGTTGAGGTACTTGTTGGTCCAGTCGACCTCAGTCGTCTGCTTCAGGCCCGTGTCAGACGGGCTGACCCAGTAGGCGACGGGGAGCGCGCTGATGACCGGGATGCGCTGCTGCGCCCGGGACATGGGGACTTTGCGAAAGAGCTGGAGGGCGGCGCTCTGGCGGATGACGTTCGTCATCACGACCGAGGAGACTTCCTCGGGCATCGTCGCCTGGGCGTCCGTCCGGCTGATGATGTTGTTGTAGGCCATGAAGGTCTCCCTGCGAGTACGGGAGCCCGGCCCTGACCCTCACTCGCATCTCGGGTCAGACGGGGGAGTGGATTTCTCCTATGTGCGACCGGCCGCCTGCCGGAGCATCTGGTTCATGTCGGGCTGGTTGGCCGCGCCGCCTCGCACGCCACCATCGGCGGATCCGGTGACTCTCGCCGCCGCATTCGCCAGGTAGGGCTTGGACCTCAACAGGTCTCCGAGGAGCTTGTCCACGTGCTTGGGGTTTCCCTCTTCGTCGTATTCGAGCTCACTACGATCGATGAGGCGGAAGGCGTCGCTCGGGTCCGCGTAGCCGAGTCGCTGGGCTGCCCCGACGATCCGGTTGCGGGTGCGCTCGTCGCGGAGCTGCTGCTTGAGGGCCGTGTTCTCCGCCTCGAGACTCGACTGCCGGGCTGCCGATCGTTCGGTGTCCGAGAGCTTGGCCTGGTCGGCTGCCGTCTTGGCATCCTCGAAGGCCTTGAGCCTGTTGCGGAGGTTCCGGGCCTCGCGCACCGCATCTTCGCGTTCGCGCTGGACCTGGGCGACATCTACGGTGCTGCTCTCGCTGTCCGCGCCGTCCGCCTGGGACTGCGTTTCGGCCACCTGGGCCTGAGAGGCGCCCACCTGGGGCTGTGCTGCCGTCGCCGCCTGGGCTCCGGTCGCACCCGTATCCGTATCGGTTGGCATTATGCGTCCTTTCCTTGGGAATATGCAAGTGGGTGTGGATAGAAGTTGGGACTGCATACCGTCGGCGCCGTGTTCGCGACGGCCTGTTCGATGCGGAGCCAGGAGCGCCAGGCTTGCTCGTTGGTGAGGTGGGCCGCTGACTCCGAGTGCTCAGCGACGTCGTCGTAGGAGCGCAGGACGACCCGGCACGGACGGCAGACAAGCGGCTGATACACGGGCTGCCTCATGGCCCGAACCTCGGCGGTCCCGGTGGCTGCACAGCCGGTGCGCCAGCGGCCACTGCTGGGGCTACAGCAGCAGCCGGCTGGATCATGCCTTCGGTCTGGACCTGCGCCGGGGTGACCGCCTCGGTCACGCGCATGAGGTTGGTCGGTGGCGGGCTGGCGGCCAACATGGCCTTGAAGCGCTCGACGTCCTGTGGCGTGTAGCCGGCCTGGAGCCAGAGCTCCTCGGTGGGCACGCGCAGCAGGCCCAGCTTGAGCAGCGAGTCGATGTGCTGCGCCTCGGTGCGCGTCTCCGGGTCCGCCCACTGCACCTGGATGTCCTCTTCGTCGAGGGTCGGGACGTCCATGCCGGCGTTCTTCTGGATGGCGAAGGCGAGGGCCATGGCCTCTTCCCAGCCATCCCCGAAGACGGCCTGCTTGCGCCGCGCCTTGGACGCCAGCGGGGCCTCCAGCGCCTTCACCGTCTCGCCCGACAGGTTGGTGCCGCCGCCGATGTCGATGAGGTAGTGCTTGGGCGTCTTGGTGATCGCGGCCAGGTGCGTGACGTGCATGTCGACGATCTTCACGTAACTGGACAGGTCGGCCTGCGGAAACTGCCCGACCGCGGGGTTCAGCGTCGCGCCCTCGGGCGTCTCGATGAACCAGATGCGGTCCTGGCCGGCCTTGAAGGGCTCGACCGGCTGGTCGTTCTCATCCTTCGGCAGTCCGACGCCGATCATGTAGCGCTGCGGATAGGCCGCGAACTCGGACGTGATGAGGGAATCCGTGATGGTCTTGTTGATCGCGTCCTGGATCGGCACCGCAGCCGCGATCTCCGAGACGGACGTCTGACCAGGACCGAGCCGTGGGCTGTTGCGCAGAGGCACGACGGGCACGATGCCCAGCGCGTTGGGCAACGGCCAGCTACCGTCCGGCTCGGGGCGCTGCTCCCAGAAGTTCGGCACGGCCGGGTTCTTCGACTGGCGGGCGGTGCGCTTCGACGTGTACTTGTAGATGGCGTCGGGCATGTAGAGCGTGGCCCGCCACCTGCCGTCGTCATCATCGACCCAGCGCTTCAGCGCGGCGCGGCGCTTCGATGACCCGGGCAGGTCGTCGCAGATGACCTCGAATGGTGACTCCACGGTCATCTGGGGCGTGTCCGGATCGTCGGGGTCGCCCCAGACGATGACGTAGGCCTCTTCGCCCACCAGTGCCGCCTGGTGCGCCAGCGACGAGTTGGCCTCCATGTCGTTGGCCCGCCAGATGCGCCACGCCTCGTCGTTGGTGATGCTCTGCGCGACCTTCGTCTGCTCGGCGCTTTCCTCTGCCGGGGACTCGGCGGCTTCCTCGGTCGGCGTCTCGGGCTTGCCGTCGTCGGTGAGCACCCGGAAGCCCGTGACCTTCAGGCGTTCCTCGATGGCGTCCACCACCAGCAGGCAGAAGTTGTCGGCGAACGACCCGAACTCGTTGCCGAACGTCTCGCGCATCTTCAGCGTGGTGAAGCGCAACCGCTGCTTGCCGGCGTAGTAGTCGTCGAACAGCTGGATCCGCTTCGTGCGCTCGTCCAGCCGCTTCCAGAGACGCGTGATCCACTGCTCGGGCGTGCGCTCGTCGGCCGGCACGGCGACCTGCGTATCGGTGAGCATCTGCTCGATCAGCGGGTAGCGCTGGTCCATCTGCTCGAACGCGACAACCATCAGCCTGTCCTCGCCACGTCAGCGATCCGCTTCTCGACCGGGTATGCCGTCGTGTCGATCGCGGGGATCCGCATCCCGGCGTAGCGCTCGATCCCGTCGCCGTAGAGGTAGTAGTCGACCACGGCAGCGGCCTGCCGGGCTTCGATGTAGCTGGTGAGTGAGCGCTTGATCATCGTTTCCGCCTCGTTGGTCGGTCGGGCGACCATCAGAAGCTCCTGAACACAACGGGCTTGCGCGGCTTGGGGACCTCTTGAAATGCCATCGCGATGGCCATGACCGATGCGATGGCGCCGTGGTTCGTGCGCGTGCCCTCGCGCAGCGGGACGACCTTCATGCCGCGGTCGGTCAGCACGGCCGAGGTGGCATCGAAGTGCTCCGCCAAGGCGGGATCGTCCTCGTGGATGAGGCGCCCGGTCGTGATGAGCTCATACGCCTGGGTCGAGGCCGGGCCCATCGTCGAGGCGAACTGCGGGAAGTCCCACATATTGAGGCCCTCCTGGTCGAGCTCGCCGGCGGACTCCTGGAACGACCACTTCTCGAACGCGATGGCGGGCCCAGGCAGAGGACGCTTGGTCTTGGGGTCGGACGCCTGGGCGAGCGGGTACTCGCCGCGGAGCTCGCGCAGGTAGATCCGCATCGCCTCGGTGCTCACGCGCCCGGTGGCGGACTCGGCGGAGAACATGCGGTTGCTCAGCACGACGCGATCGCCCTGGCGCTGCGCGACGGCGATCGACGCGCCACTGCTGTCGGCCGTTTTGAAGACGCCCACGCCGATGGGCAGAACAACGTTGAACGGAACGACCGCTGCGCAGTTCGCCCAGGCACCTTCGGGGAGCCAGGTGTCCTCGTGCCCGACGAACTGGTTGAGGTGGTAGCGGCGCCATTCGAGCAGGGCGCCACGAGCTGCGAGGCGGGCGTATTCCTGCGCCAGTACGGTGCCGTCCTGGAGCCAGGATGCCGGGTTGCATGCCTTCCAGACGGCCGGGTCCGCGATGTCCGCGTCACGGGGAGCGCCGTACCAGTAGATGAGAACGCCGCTGGAGCGGTCACGGTAGATGAGCAGCGAGTCGCGCTTCTCAAGCTCGCCCGGGCCATCGAACATCTGCTGGTAGAGCTCACCGAGGATGCCCTCGCCCATGACGCCGGCCGTCGTGATCCAGAACGTGAACGGTTGCTCGCGGGCTCCGGTACCGGTCGAGAGTGCGGTGTAGAGGCTCCCGTTCTTGTGGGCGTGGAGCTCATCGATGATCGACTCGGACGGGTTGAGCCCGTGCTGCAGGGCGCCGTCGGCGCTGATGGCGCGCGCGATGCCGCCGTTCCGGCCGCACTCGAGCAGGTGGCGCTGGACACTGACGTGACGCAGGAGCGCCGGGCTCTGGAGAGCCATCCGGCGCATCTGCCCGAGGACGATGCCGGCCTGATTGACGGCAGCTGCGGCGAGGTAGATCTCCGGCTCTGCCTCTCCATCGGCGACGAGGAAGTAGTGGCCGCTGGCTGAGGCCTGGACGCTCTTGCCGTTCTTGCGGGGCAGTCCGAGGCCGACCTCCTGGTAGATGCGCAGGCCGGTGACGGGGTCGACCTCAAGGGCCTCCCACCAGAAGTCCTTCTGCCAGTCTTCGAGGATGAGCGGGCGCCCGGCCCAGCGTCCCTTGGTGTGCCGGATGTAGTGCTGGCAGAAGGCGGCGAAGCGAGGGCCGCCGGTGAGTGCATCAGGAACCACGGATCACTCATCGCCCCCACCCACCACTCGCAATGCCCGGGGCGGAGGGCCGATCTGGTCGTCGATCTCGCCGCCCATCGGGCCCGTCTCGAGCAGCTGCAGGCCGGCGCGTGCCGAGGGTGTCAGTCCGAGCTCGCGGGCGAAGAGACGGATCGCGTCGGCGTTCTCCCGCACGACCTGGTGCAGCGGGTTCTTGGCCAGGTGGCCGCGGTCCTTGAGAAGCGGACCCGAGGCCACGTAGAGGCGCTGGGCGACGGCATAGCGGGTCACGGCCTCGCAGTAGCAGCGCAGCACGTCGGTGTCGGCGGCCCGGATGACGCGCGAGGTCCCCATCGCCCGCAGCACCCGCCACCAGACCCGCTTGGCGTCGTCGTCCATGTCGGCGGGCAGCACCGGCCCGGTGCGGCGGGGCTGGGGTTCCTCGCGGTTGAGGCGGCTCGGCCTGGTCTCGCCCTTGGCCATCTTCACGGCCGTTGGCATGGGAGCCCGGCCGCGCCTACCCACAGGGCACCAGTCGTTTGTCGCTTGACTTCATCGCCGACTGGAGTGACTGATGTGGTCCTGGCGACAAACAGCCGCCGAACAACGAGAGGAGACCACCCACACGAGCCGCCACGCGGGCCCTGGGCGAAAGCCTGGGGCTCGCTCTCGTTACGCACGGGCCGCCTCCCGCCCGGTGAAGGCCTGCCAGCGTTCGATGGCCACCTGTGCGTAGCGGGGATCGATCTCCATCGCGTAGGCGCGGCGCCCCAGCTGCTCCGCCGCGATGATCGTGGTGCCCGAGCCCAATGCGGCTGCGCCAGGCGGCCTGGGGGGCGATGGCGGTCACGATGACCTCGGCGTAAATTTGGATAATCCAGCCGCACGTGTGAGCGTGCCGAGCGCGCTGAACGCAGTACCCGGCTTCCGGGTCCCTCCCCACTCCCCCCGACGTCGCCGCGACGCCACGGATGCCGCAGCAGCCAGGTAGCGCAGCGTGGGGCGATCCGTGTGCAGCTTCCGGCTGTTGCAGCCACGGCACAGCACGCGCCCGTCCTGGGGCAACGTAGGGCCGCCCTGGCTGACCGAGACGGGGTGGTCCAGCGTCAGGTCACGACTGGCGTGCGCCGGCCGGCCGTAGCCCGGGCACCACCAGCCATAGCGAGCGACGTGCTCGGCGATGCGACGCCTGCTCAGCGCTACCCATGCACGGGAGGACCAGGCAGCACCGTCCTGCCTTGGACGTCGACGCTGGACTACTCCGAGGCGATGGATCACGAGAGCGCCTCTGAACTGCCCGGCCAACCGGGTTCATGGTGGTTCAGCAGCGGCTCATCAAGCGGGCCCTCACGGTGCGCCGTCGGTAGGCACGCGCAGCTAGGCGCCAGTCGATGGCCGCGTGCGATGCAACCAGCTTGGTCGTCCCACGGCACGACATGCGCCAGCTTGCCATCAAGCGGATCGAACACCACGGCCCAGCTCACGCCAGCACCAGCGAGCCGACCGCCTGCATACGCTGCTCCTTCACGGCTGCCACGGCGCCGGTGCCCACCCAGCGAGCAGACCACGAGCCCACCTGCGTCAACGCCAGGACGTAGCTGTAGGAACCCGCTGTGCCATGGGCCGGCGTGGGCGTGGTGCGCGTGCCGTCGGGTGCCCTGATGGTCAGCACCGTGGTGGTGGGATCGGTCGGCGTCACGCCACCCGCCTTGAACAGCGCCGTCAGCGTCACCGTCTGACCGACGAGCCGATCCGGGAAGACCTCGATGTCGGGTGTGCTCATGGAGTGACGCTCACCTCCACGCTGTCCGTCGCCGAGACGGAGGTGCTCACCGAATCCGTGCCCCGCACGTCGAGTTCAACGGTGTTGGCCAGGATGGCGTCGATGCTGACCGAGCCGGGGGTGCCGTCTGCCATGTGACGTGTAGATCTCCCGCGAGTAGGGGCTGCCGGGTCCTGCCATCACTCGCACTCAGGCAGGTCGGGATCCATGAACTACGTCGGCGGGCTCACCGGACAGAGAAGGCAGTAGGCGGACCACTTCTCATGGTCCTGATCGAAGGTGACGATGCGCTGGCGATCCTCGCGGGTCAGATCAAACGCCTCCGGATGCTTATCCCAGAGGTGGCGCAGGGCGAGCCGGATCATGTCCTTGGGCACTTCCCGGGCCGTGGTGGCGACGGTCATTCAGGGTCCCGGCGGAGGCGGCACGGGCGGCGGCACCATCTTCTCAACGCTGGCCGGGGAGTAGACGCTCTGCCGGGTGATGACTCCGAGCACAGCCGCCGAGAAGGCCATGATGAGGCCCATCTGCTCTACGGTGATGTGGGCGCCGAAGCCGATGGCGAGGGCGACGGCGCCTGACACCACGGCCAAGATGAGGGCCGGTTCGCGGCCCCAAAGGTTACTCACTTGGCGGGTTCCTCCAGCTTGAGTTCGCGGACGTCGCCGCACTTGGAGCAATAGAGCAGGCTGTTGTACAGAAAGCCGGTGGGCGCGTACGCACCCTGCTGGTAGTTGTGGCCGAACGCAACACACGGAGCCGACTCACCGAGCGGGACGACGAAGCCGACGGACGGCTCGTATCCCGGCGGCGGCGAACCGCCATCCATCCCGTCGTGGAGCGCACGAGCAGTGCGGTACTTCGACATGTCGGTCACGTCTCGCCCTCCGTCTCTTCGCCGGGCTCACTGGTCATTGAGAACGTGGTCGCATCCAAGAGGCCGTACCAGCCCTCACCAAAGAAGACCGACCAGAAGGAGCGGACGAAGCGCAGGAGGCTCATTCCGTCGTCTCGAGTCCGGCAACCACGGTCTCGTCCTTCGCCGTCGGCTTCTCCGGGCGATGCTGCCACGGCACGACGGGCCGGAGGTAGGAGCCCGCCAGAGGCCGACGGCACTCGTAACAGAACCACTCGCCGGTCGCGGTGTGGTGCGGATCGATGAGGTGGTCGGTCATCAGGACAGCGCCGCGATCCCGGCGGCAATCTTCGCTGCAAGGTCGTCGCGGTCCTGCGCCGTAGCGACGTTGGTGGCGATGGCCACAGCGAGATCAGCATTCGCTGCAGCGAGGTCGGCCAGCGCCTTGTCCCTTTCTCCGGTGAGGCGGATCACGGCTTCCTCGGGGGTTTCTGCGGGCGGAGGCGGCGGAGGGGGAGGCGGAGGCGGCGGTTCGGGGATGCTCTGGCGAAACTTTGTGAGGAAGATCGTGTCTTTCGGCTGGCCCTGCGCCGCCGCGATCTTGGTTGCGGCTGCGGAGAGCACGAACAGGGGATACCGCTTCCGGACATCGCACAACGGGTCTGATCCCAACACCGACTGGACACCGTTGCCCTCGTCCTTGAGGGTTCCCCCGAAGACGGCTATGGCGTGGTTGCCATCGAAGGTCGGCTGGCAACTGAGCTTGTCGCCAATCTGGTCGTAGTCGGTGTACAGCACGAACGCGCAGTTGGGCTTGCTGAGCTTGTCGGCCAGTTGACTCGACGGCAGTCCGATATAGCTCGTGAACTGCGGCGAGTAGGGGTCCGGTGCGGTGCGGCTGTCGATGACGCCCAGCTTCGTGGCGGCAGTCGTCACGTCCGAGATGTAGCCCGCCAGGCGCGTCAGGTTGCCGCTGGCGATCCTCACATCGTGGGGCGTCGGCGTCACCTTGCCCTCCGTGGCAAAGGCGATCGCTTCTGCAGTTGCCGTCGCCCAACAGTCGCCGCTGGACATGGTGTAGCCGGGGTACTTCGAAGTCCACAGCGGACCGTCCGTGCCGTCCGACTTGACGACGTGAATCTGGTTGAGCTTCGGTGGTAAGTAGGTCATGCCACTGCCAACTTTCGGCGGGTATTCCGATACGGCACGGAGCGCCGGATGTTTTCCTGAATCGGCACCTGCTCGAGATGATCTGGGTTCACGCAGTGTCGATGAACGCAGGTGACTCCACCAGCACACTCACCCCGTGCGGCGGCCCGGGTGTGACAAAGATGATCGAGGCTCATCCCCTCAGCGATGGGACCGACCAGCGCCTCGTATACGACCCGGTGGACGTAGGGTCCCTTACGGCCTGATTGGACCCGGACTTGTGCGTATCCGTACTGGTTGAGGTATCCGGTGAAGATCCAGCAATCGCCCTGTTTCTCGACCTTCCGCAGAACGCGAAGGTGCGGCGCTACGGCAGGGCGGGCGGCTCCGATCGGAACGTCGAGCGGAAGACCGTGTTTAGCCCGATAGCGGTGCGTATGACACAAGCCGTTCCAGGCAATGGTGCGATCGCAGCTTTCCACGGAACAGCGGGCGGCCACTCTGGGCTGCGGTAGCCCCAGCGGATCGCCATAACGCTGGGCTCGGTAGTAATGGCGAATGCACCATCCACGATTCTGGACGGGTCGCTCGCACCCCTCGACCGAGCAAGTACCCTGCGTCATGTCGGCGCCTCCTTTCAAGGTGCTGACCATGGACGGGGCCGTTAGCGCGGTGCCCGTCCGTTCACTGTATTTTCCCACGAACCACGCGATCCCGGTCATGCCGCCGCCGCCTGCCACCACGTCCAGAACGACTCGACCAGTCCCCGCAGATCGCCAGACAGATGGTGCCCGCCGACGTGCCCCTCGTTGACGAGGTGCCGGTAGACGTGGTGGATCAGGTCGTGGCAACCGGAGCACAGCAGCACCGTCTCGCGACGTTCCGGGATACCCAGCAGCGCGCACATGAACTTCGGGTACAGATGGTGCATGTCGTGCTCGGCCGGGGTCGGGGTATGGCGCATCGCGCCGCGGCAGAGGTGGCCGTCGTTACTCATCGCAGCCGCCGCACCTTGCGGATCACGCCACGAGGAATGATGATGACCCCGCTGGCCGAGCCATCGTGGGCGCTGGATGCCAGCATCATGCCGCGCTTGTCGTCCGAGAGAACAATGCCGGCGCTGACGATGGGCTCGTTCTTGCGGCGAGAGCGACGGAGTTCCTTGATCTTGCGCCAAGTGCCGTTCGCGTGTGCTGCGTCTGACCAGCGCACTTCGACCCGCCTACCGCGCTTCATCACGCCTCCGCCGCCGCGGTGTCGGCTTCGACGGCTTCCAGGCGAGCCTCGACGGCATCCACCCGCGACTCCACGTCCTCGAAGCGGACCTCCACGTCGTTCATGGTCTCCGGCGGGTCCTCGACGGGGTGCCAGCGCTGGACACGCCGCTCGATGCGGGCGAGGCGTCCACGGACCGACGTGAGCTGACGCTGGTTCTCGGGATCGACGGTCACGCTGGTTGCCAGCCTTCGTGGAAGATGCGGACCGGAATACCCTTCCGGCGGGCGAGCTTCACGGCTCCGGCGGTTCCGGGTGTCTCGGGTCCGTCCGCGAAGATTGCGACTAGGCCACCTCCCGCTCGGATCATCTCGCCGTTCCGAATGTGACCCGCTGCCCGGCCAAACTGTTGCCAGTCGGCGTCGTAGCGGGTCCAGCGAGCCTTGCGGATGCCCTCGATGTACTCCCGGACGAAGCGGTCAACGCCCGATTTGGCGTCCCCGAACAGGACTTTGCAATGGTGCGCCAGCAGGTGGGCCACGACCCGCTCCACGAGCGCCCGGTCTGCGAAGGTGCGACTCCCGGAGATGACGATCACTTCGACGTCCCGTTCTTCACCACGGACTCCGTGACGGTCATCGACTTCTCAGCAAGGCCGGCACCACGCAATGCAAGGGCCTTCCATGTCTCGCACTCATCGGACTTCGCGGCGTAGATCCACCCGAATACCCAGACCTTCCGAGCGCCGAGGAAGAGGGCCGCCAGCATCAGGCCACCGAGCCCGAGTTGGAGCCACAGCTGAATCGACTCGGGCGTCAATGGACACGCCACGCACAGCGGTCAGGGGCGACGGCCGGAACCGTGAGGGAGGAACCGGCTCCGGCGCGCCGCGGGTAAGCGAGGGAAGTCCAGAGAGACGCACACACGGTCACTGACGACACGCGGGAAAGACGACTCTCTGGCACGACGGGAATCGTAGACCGGGGGTGTTGTCCGTTTCGGACACGTTCAGGCAGCGTCCATCGCGGCTTGGAGCGGTTGAACCGACGACAGACCGGCGAGCACGTCTAGCGGCACGTCGTCAGTCGGCGTCATCGGTGATGGTCGGGTGGCACTCACAAGGTGGACGCGACTCCGAGGATGCATCCCTGTAGGCGGGATTAGGTTCGGTCGGGTCCATGAGGCGGTCGTAAACGGCTCGGGCCGCGTACTCCCACCAGTCGGCAGACTCACCCTGAGCGCATACCTCGATGAGGGCAGCGTGAACGCGGGCTTCGGTCAGCGGTGGCTCGATCTTCACGGTCGGTGGTCCTCCCAGACAGCCATCCCCACGAAAATGACGGAGATAATCGTGATGACGACGGCGATGATGACTAAGACGGTACTCACAAGGTCGCTCACGCCGCGTCCCGCCGCTCGCGGTCCCGCACCAGCGCCAACTGGATGACAGACAGCCCCGACGACTCCCGAAGGGGCGTCAGGATGCGCCGGAACTGGCGCTCGGGCATCTTCAGCTTGCGCGCTGCGTCGGCCTGCGAATGGGACGCGATGACGGCATCGAGACACTCGCGCTGCAGTTCCGTCGCCCGGGCCAGCGGTTCCCCATCGAAGACGACAGGCTTGGGCGGCGGTTTCAGGTCGGAGGCACGTGGAAGCGGCACGATGGCTCCCCCTTCTACGCCGTGGTGGACGGCGATGGCTGCGCCGTCTCCGATGCCCTCCCACGACAGGTCGCCGGGGAGGTTGGAGACGCGGATCCTCACCGGAGCAGGTCCAACAG